TCAGCACATCGTCCAGCGTCACGCCCGCGTCCACGTCGGCGACGAAGTTGCGGGTCATGTGCTCGGCATAGCCCAGCTTCGTCGGCGTCAGGCTCTTGGGGCGCGGCGCTTTGGCGGCGGCGATGACTGCGGCAGCGGTGGGAGTGGCGGTTTCGGTCATGGGATGGTCCAGTTACGAAAAAACCGGCGCGACCTTTCGAGCGCGCCGGCAGGATCGACCACTTGAGTCGATGGAGGAGAACGCGATCAGTCGGTATTCGTCGCCGAGCCGACGGTCGTGCCGTCGCCCAGGTCCACGGCGCCAGGCGCGGTCGAGGACACGGTGACAACGCGGTGCGTGGTGATGACGCCAGTGCCCGTCACCTGGACGTACACCAGGTCGCCAACCTTCATGCCAAGGTCGCCGCCGTTGGTGATGTATCCCGAGGTGTCCACCGTCGCCGCGGTGTCCGCGGTGCTGTAGAACCACTGACGGCCGGCCGAGGCCAGCGGGCCCATGGTGAAGAGGCTCGGGGGCGAGGAAGTGCTGTAAGACATGATGTACTCCTTGGATCAGGTGGCCGCGAAGCCCGAGGCGTCGTGCGCGATCAACACCACGCCGCTGTTCTGCAGCAGCTTGGCGCCCATGTAAGCGCTGTGGCGCGCCCACGAGTAGTCGTTCTCGGCGTTGTATTCCGCGTAGGTCTGCATGCCCGCGGTGTCCATCGCGTGACCGATGGCGCTCTTGTGGTACATGAACAGCGTCTCGCTCGCCGTACCCTTGCCCGGGATGCCGGTGTGCACGATCCAGTTCACGCCCGCCCAGCGGAACTGCTGCATGACGTTGCTGAACGGCTTGTTCTGCACGTAATCGACCGACGCAAACTCCTTGGTCTGCATCAGGTAGCCGAAGGCCGCCGGAGAAAGAATGCCGTAGATGTCGTTGTCCATCGGCACGTCGTTGTTGCCGAGGATGGTCAGGCCATACATCGCGCGCTGCAGGCTGAACGGGACCGCCGAGGCGCCCGCGTCTTGCGTGCCGGTGGCCAGCTGCGCAATGATGAGGTCGTCGGTCTTGCGGTTGAGCACCGCCATCGACGTGTCCTGCATCATGCCGCGCTGGTCGCCCTGCGACGCAAACACGTTGAAGCCAGTCTTGATGGGCTTGTCGTGCCACTCGGCCAGCGTGCAGGTGTTCTGCGTCTGGTTGTCCGGGCGGCCGGGGATCAGGCCATTGAGGCCGCGCGTCACGGCGGTGGCGCCGCCCGAGTCGGCAACGAGGAAGACGGCTTGATTGCCCTTGATGACGGCCTCGGTCGTGCACGTCATGCGAAGAGTGGACTGCTTGCGCTCGAAGCCTTGAATCCATTCCTGTCTGTACTGGGTCTGAAAGGCACTGTCGGCCATGGTGAATCTCCAAAGGAAAGCTGTTAGGCCTTCGCTCGGGATGTCCACCTGGCTCGACTGCCGGGGTGCCCTTTTCAGGGGCCGGCGTTTCAGAGACTGGCAGCGCCTCGCTGCGGGCAATCAATAGGGTTTACCTATTGCTGCAATTATGGCAATTGCTTTTGGCTATTGCAACTACTTCAGCCGCTCTTTGGCTGCGAGCAGTTCGCGGTAGCGTTCTTGCGCCTTGGCGTCCTTCCAGTACGCGGGGTTGCGATTGCCCTTCTCGTCGTACATCGTTGCTTCGATGGACTTGAGTTCATCGCCGATGCCCTTGGCGTTGTCGCCACCAGGAGGGGGTGTCGTGCCACCGACGTAGCCCAGTTGGCGGGCGTGGCTGGCGAGCCACTTCACGACGGCCGGGTTGTTGGCGATGGCCCTGCCGTCCATGCCACGGGCGTTCATGATGGTCTCAGCGATGCTGGAGTCGGCCTGGCTCAGCATCGACGTGATGGCGCCCATGTTCCGCTTGAAGTCGCCGCCCCACTCCTCGCGGAGCGCTTCCTCGATCTCTTCGGACTGCGTGGCGTCCAGTTCAGCGCGGCCGCGCTTCACGTCGTCGGCGATTTCGAGATAGGCGCGCACGCCGGCCTTGACTTGCTCAGGGGTGGCGTTCTTCTCGTGCAGCGCCTGTACGTAGCGGTCCACCAGCGGTTTGTCGTCATCGCCGATGACGAGGCCGCCCTCCAGCGTCAGGTCGTACTTGTCGGGCGTCTCGGGGATGCCCTGTTCTGCGCGCCAGGCCTTCAGCTCGTCGGCGCTGGCGTCCTTCTTCAGTGGCGCTTTCAGTTCGCCCTTGCTGATGCGGACGTTGATCTCGCGCAGGGCCTTCGCTACGTCGGCCGGGGAGTTGTAGCGCTCCAGGAGCTTGGCAGTCTTCTCATCATCGCCGGCCGCCTTGGTACGCCAGTCGTCGGGCCAGTAGCCGGGCTTCGTGGCGGGAGCCGGCGCAGGCTCGGGCGCCGGAGCTGGTGATGGGCTCGGTGCTGGTGGAGCGGGAGCGGGCTCAGGGGCCGGCGCAGGAGATGGCGACGGGGCGGGGCTGGGTGCCGGAGCGCCAGTGCTGCCACCGTCGCCGGGGTTCAGTTCTTCCTGGTAGAAGTACTTGCGGAATCGAACGATCATGGCCGGGTTCCCTTTCGTGGTGCGGCGTTGAATGAGGCCTCGCGGCCTGGGGTCACTTATTGCGCGCTGGCTTGGCCTGGGCGGCTTGCATGGCCTGGATGTCCACCTTCGTGAGCTTCACGATTTGCCGGCCCACGCTCATGCGGCCGGCGAGGTAGTCGGACACATCCGCCTTGCCGGGGATGAACGGCTCGTCGTAGGTCATGGCCGCGCGGTTGACGATCCAGTCCAGCGCGCGGCGCTGCTGCTCGGGCGATGCCTCGCCGCGGGTCAGCGCCTGGATGGCGCCAGCGTCAGCCACGTCCCAGTCGGCGGGGTGCCAGGGTTCGCGCTCGGTCATGACGGCAACTCCAGCGTGTCGATGCCGTTGCCGCAACTGTTGTCCAGCGCGCAGGCAACCTCGACAGCCCGGCGGGCATCGTGCCCAAGGTACATGGCGGCCAAGGCGTAGTCGCGGCCACAGCCGGTGGCCATGCGCTCGCTCTCAACCATGGCAGGGTACGGGCCAGACGTGTAGCGCTTGAACTCGCCCGGCAGGATCTCCCACATGATGCTGTCCGTAGTCTTCATGGCCTCGGGGTAGTCGGCCGGGTTTCTGGCCCCGCGCAGCCATGCAAGCCCGGCCATCAGCGCCGCCTCGTCTCCGGCGAGCGCAACAAGCCCATCGCCAACGCGGTGGATCTTCGTGACCGTGACGCTGTGGCCCGAGTTCGTCGCGGCCTTGTCGGCGGCCAGCGTCTTGCCGTCCCATGCAATGACGGTCATGCGGCCACCGGCACAAGATCCTTGGCCACCGTCGCCGCCTGCTGCATCGCGCCGAGCATCTGCTCCTGTTCGGCCTGCTGGGCTTCGGCATCACTGATGGCCTGCACATCCTCCTCGGAGCGCGTCCATTTGGTCGGCACGCCGATGCCTTCCAGCGTGTCGCGTAGCGCAACCTTGGCGTCCACGATGGAGCCGGCACCAGGGTCGAGCGCGACTGCCTGGCTGATGAGCTGGCCGGCCTCGGTGAACGTCTGCGCCTTCTGCTTCTCGATGGCGTCGCGCAGCGGGGACGTGAACACGTAGGTCATGTCCCGCTTACTCAGCGAACGCGGCATGCGGTCGGGCGGCCCGAAGGCGCCTTCCATCATCATCACGTCGAACGTGCGATCGCAGATCGCGCCGTTGTAGTCGGACTCGACCGGCTCAAAGAGAGGCAACGCGCCGCGGATGTACTCTTGCACGCGCTGCCCCACCTCATAGGCCGTCATCTCCGGGCCGTTGACGGGCAGGTCCAGCTTGTCCAGGAAGAACCCCGAGCGGATCATGGCGCGGGTGTCGCGCACCATCTCAAGCCCGAAGGCAACTCCGCTCTTGTCGTTGGCGATGGGGCTGATGAGCTCCTGAATCTTCTTGTCGTGCTGGGCGTCGAGCCAGGTGATGCCGCCTGCATAGATGCTCACGTCGCCGCGGATGGCCTCCTGAATGGCCGCCATGGGCGGGTTCACCGCCTTTTCGCCAGCCTCCAGCAGCGTCAGGCTCATGGCCTGGATCAGGCGGGCATCAGGCAGGGCGCAGATGGTGGCCGGGCTGTGGGCATACTGAGAGCCGCTGACGGTCTGCCAGCGCGGGATGACGTAGGGGTTCACGCGGCAACCGACGACCTCCACCTCAAAGCCGTCCACCGGGTCGACGTAGATCGAGACCAGTGGTGCGCTGATCTTCTCGTCACCGCGGTACATGTCCGCAGGCACGACGATGCGTCGGAGCACGATCTCGCAGTACGGATCCTTTTCCATCAGCTTGCGCATGCGGTCGGACAGGCCGCGCTCGCCGAAGGTCTTCTTGATGGTGTAGCCCGTCATGGGCATCTTGTGGTGGACGCTCTCCACGGCGCCGTCGTAGCCATCGCACCAGGCCACGTCGCGCAGATGCCAGCAGCGGTACAGCAGGCCCGAGCGGTCAGGCTGCAACTCCACCGTGATAACGCACTGGCCGAAAGCCGCGTAATCGTGGTCCCCCTCCTTCGTGGCGCGCAGGAACTGGGCGCTGCGGTGGTACATCGCGCGCTTCTGGGTCTTGGTGGCCCAGTCAAGCCAAGCCTTGCCATCGTGGTCGGTGACGCCATCCACCTTCATCACGAACCAGTCGCGGTCGGACGGTCGCAGCATGGCGCTGAACGTGTTACCCAGCTCGCGGCGGCACAGCAGCGGATAGCTGGTCGTGAGGTTGGCGGCGAAGTCCTCGCCGAGCCAGGTCTCCTTGGTGAATTGGGCACGCTCGCAATAGAAGTTTTCGCCGATCTCCTGCCATAGCGACATCAGCGACATTCGCTTGCTGAACAAGCGGTCGCCCTGCTCGATGAGTTCGCGGATATACGTCTTCACGTCAACCGCCCAGCTTGTCGGACTGGCTCAGGATCGTTGACGCACGGCCCGAGCGGGTCTGCACCTCGGCGATCTGCCGGCGACGCGCGGCCTTCACTGCCTCTTCATCGGTGTCAGGCATCACTGTCGGCGGAGTGATCTCAGGCGTCTTTGGATTCGTCCCAAACAACCCGGACTTGCCATATTTTTTTGTCAGCACCGGGTCGCCTGAATATGTCCAGAATGCGTTCTTTAATGCAGCCATCACTTCCTCCGTGCCGCCGCGCGGCCCATGTTCACTTTCGGGATGTGGCGGCGTGCGCCCTGGCTGGCCGGCCAGCTCTTCCAGTCGCTCGCGGCCTTGGCGCCGGAGTACCATGCCATCACAACGGCGTCGGCTCGGTCAGGCGAGCGGCCCAGGCGCTTGATGAGCTTGTCCTTGGGCTCCAGTTCGATGCCGTTCTTGCGCACCTGATAGGTCGGCGCAGTCAGGTCGGCCAACAGCCGGCGGTCATCGGGGAGCGCCATCTGCGATCCGCCGAGCTGGTCGGGATTCAGCGCTTCGCGCAGACGCCAGTAAGCCTCGGTGCGGACGTTGCTGAAGGTGAGCTGCTTGTCCTCGGTCCGCGCGTGGCTGGCCTTGACGCCCATGAAGGCCAGCGAGTCCACGCCGTTCGCGCACAGGTGGCCGTGGGCATCGCCACCCCAGCCGCCGCCAACGTCGACAATGACCTTGGCGTCGTTGTGCCGATGCTTGAGCACCAGCGCCGCAACGTCAGATCCGCCAGGGGTCTTCTCGCCGGGCTCGACGATCAACGGAGCGAACCACGAGTCAAAGCGCCTGGAGATGACGGTGTTGTCGCTGCCGCCCTGGGCCACGTCAGTTCCCATCGCGCACATCGGCACGCCGGGCGGTGGCGTGGGCCTCCAGCGCTCCATCGCCGCGCGAACCCAGGCGGTCGGGATGGCCTGCCACGGGTCGTCCTCGGCGCCAGCATCGAACATGCCGTAGAGCAGTTGAGACCGTAGCGGTTCAGGCAGCGACTGCAGGCGGGCCCGGTATTCCGGCGTGTTGCGGAAGGGGTTGTCCTTCAGCGACGCTGGGATGAAGGTGAACGAGAGCGCCGTGTAGGTCTCGTCCTCGATGACGTGCTCACCTGGGCCATCAACCCATACCGGCGCACCCTTGAACATCACAGCCCAGCGCAGCTCGCCGGGCTCGGCCGGGTTCGGGAACTGGCGGTCCAGCCACGGCGCGAACCACGTCACCATCCACGCGCCGTCCGCGCTGCGGGGAGGGTTGCTTGCGAACACGATGCGGCAACGCTGACCCTCGGGCCCGCGGTTCCAGGCCATGAGGCTGGAGACCTGAACCTCCAGGAACTCGCCGGCTTCGTCGAACGCCATCAGGTCGCGCTCGCGGCCAGCGTGCTTGTTCCAGTCGCCCGCGAGCTGCATGCCGGCCAGCTTCACGCTGCGGCCATCAGGCCACGACCACTCCAGGTCCGTGCCGTTGAACTTGGCCGAGTCACCGATGATCTGGCGCCCCGCCTCCTGCAAGCCGTCCGTCTGCGACGACTCGCGACGGAAGACGATTGAGCGGGTGTGCTCCTGGGAGGCCAGGCCCATCGTCAGGTAGGACTTCCCGCAGCCGGCCGAGCCGCCGTACAACAGCACGTCAGCCTTGCTGTTGTAGGCATCGGTCTGCGCCCCGGGCAGCGGCACGAAGCGCATGTTTTTTGTGGCCTCGAAAGCCTCGCGCTCAACAGCCGCCCGCTCTTCAGCAGGCAGGCCGTTGAGGACCGCGATGACTTCCTGGAGGTCCATCGATCAGGCGGTGAAGACGGTCGGCACCACGTCGAACCAGACCCGCACGTAGATCGGCGAATCGCCCGTGGTGATTTCGCCGGTCAGCAAGTGCAGCACTACGGCTGCGTTTGCGACGGGCGCGTAGTCACCAGCCGTCGAGCCAGTCGAGGCGGGCATGCCGGCGACGCGCGTTTGAGCTGTGGCCTGGTCCAGGAAGCCCGTCGTCTCGATGACGCTGGAGCACTGGGCACCCGAGCCGTTGGTGTACTTCAGCACCAAGTCTTCGCCAGCAGCAATGCCGGCGTAAGCCGTGCCAGCGGGCTTGTAGATCGCGACGCGGGTGGGGATGACGGCGAAGCCGGCTCCCTGGGCGGGGATGATGCTCTGCGGCGTGGCGTTGAGCGCCAGCAGCTGGGCCGATGTCACGGCCTTCGTGATGTAGCAGCCGAGCAGCGTCTGCGATCCGTCTGCGTGGTTGATGACGAGCGGGTCGTTCTCGGTCGGGGCGCCCAAGCCGATGCGGCGGCCATGGAGAGAGGTGGAGATTTGCTGAGGCATTGTCTAGCTCCTGCTGTTGCGTAGTTGTGGAGATGCCTCAGAGCCGCTGAGACGACGGGGTTGGATTTGCATGGGCTCGCGGAGGGGCTGGGAAAGTCAGGTGCCGCTACCCATTCGGGTAGTAGGCAACCCCCTAGAAATGTGTAACATCAGGTCACAAACTAGGGAGAGATAGAACATGGCCGAGTGGCAGCAGTGGT